ACACTACAGCAAGTAGCGTGACAACCGGGCAGCTAAAGAGGTGGCTTTCAAAGGCCCCTAAAGACCCAAAGCTGTTGCTCTTAACGCCTGAGTTGGCTTACGAGGCGCTTATACACAACGATGAAAACTTTCAGCGCCCTCTGACGCCCGGAATGGTGCAGGAGTACGCTCGCAGGATGAGGGAGGAAGCGTGGCCGCTTGTTCCCGATCCAATTGCATTCGATGTGAAAGGCCGCACACAGAACGGACAGCACCGACTACACGCGGTCGTCGAAAGCGGTGTGCCCCTGCCTGCGTGGTGCTTCTTTGGTCAGCCCGAAGACAATTTCGCTTTTTACGACATCGGAAAAAAGCGCACCCCAAGTGATATTTTTTCTATTAGGGGCGTCAAGAACGCAAAGAACGCCGCAACAATTGCTCGCAAGGTTTGGAAGTACAATCAAAAGACCGGATTACCACATCCGGTTACGGGAGAGAAGTCGCCGATGCTTAGGACTCCAACAGAGGCTTATGACTATTACTTGGCGCTAGGACCAGAGTCTGTGCAGGACTCAGTGTCTCACTACAAGAGGTGTCAAAAGCAAAAGTTGTCAGCACCAGGCACGGTAGCCGCAATGCACTTCATAGCTAAGGGTCTTGATGCTGAGTTGGCCGAAGAGTTCTTCGTATCTCTTGCGACAGGCGCCAACTTGGGGCCTCGGTCTGTGGTAAAGAAGCTCAGAGATCACCTACTGAGGTCTTCTGGGTCTATCCGCGCTGAGTTTGTCGGCGAGCTTGTGATAAGAGCGTGGAACGCTAAGAGAACAGGGCGCCGCACGTTTGATTTGCAGCCCAATAACATTAGCTCCGCTTACCCTAAAATGGTCTAACGATCACCTCACCGAGGACTCCGATAGCCTTTTCAATCTCTGCAACTGGGCTGACAGAACTGACAAAAGGGCTTTTGTCACTTTTGTCACGCTGTGTCTGGTAGTTCGGATGTAGTTGGATGACGAAGCCACACGACGGAGAGTCGGGTAGCCACACGACGATGACCACAGAGATACGTGACGGAGGATCACCTATACCCGTGACTCAGGGTCACCTTTTCTATCTAAGGCGCCATCGTTCAGCAATTGACGCATAATGCTATTGACTTGACCTGTCAATCAACCGACCACAACTTTGGACGGTCTAGGGGGAACCTAACGAGAGCACATGGCCCGACCGTCAGCTCACACGCCAGAAGTAGCCGCTGAGATATGCGACCGCATAGCCGGTGGAGAGTCGCTGCGTCGAATATGCGCGGACGAGCATCTACCCTCGATGTCGACTGTCTGCCTATGGGTGGTCGATAACCGAGAGCAGTTTTCGGAGCAATACGCGAGAGCGCGACGAGCGCAGGGCACATTGATGGCTGACCAAATCGCGGAGATTGCTGACACCGGCTCAGGCGACACAGCAAGGGATCGACTACGAGTCGACACCCGCAAATGGTATCTGAGCAAGGTGTTGCCGAAGCTCTACGGCGATAAGGTTGAGGTCGAGCACTCGGGCACCCCAGAAATCGTTGTCCGTGTCATCGATTAATGCCGGAGTTCGAGCTACAAGGGCTCCAGGGCGAGATATATCGCGACCCGTCACGCTTTCGCGTGGTGGTAGCTGGTCGTCGCTCAGGCAAGACGTTTGGCGAGTGCCTGGAGCTGTACACCTGTGCAGCGAACAAGACCGGCGCTCGATGCTGGTATATCGCACCGACCTATCGGATGGCGCGCGACATCGCATGGCCGACCCTCAAGTCGATCGTGGACCGTGGACACTTGGCAAAGGCTCCCAATGAGAGCCAGTTACGGATGGAACTGACGAACGGCGCTGAGATCGCGCTCAAAGGCGCAGACGATCCCGACCGGCTTCGTGGTCCAGGGCTCGACTTTGTTGCGCTCGACGAGTTCGCATGGATCAACCCGGCTGCATGGGACGTCCTGCGCCCAGCGTTATCCGATCGACAGGGTAGGGCTCTATTCACGACGACGCCTGCGGGGTTTAACTGGGCTTACGACACGTTCCTCAAAGGGCAGGACGGCGGGGAGGACGGTTGGCGATCCTGGCAGTTCACGACGGCACAGGCAGGCATTGTCGCAGGGGACGAGGTTGATGCAGCAAAGCGCGAGCTAGACCCTCGCATATTCCGGCAAGAGTACGAGGCCAGCTTCGAGACGCTACAGGGTCAGGTATACAGCAACTTCGACCGTGAGCTGAACGTCTCGGCTGACGTCAAAGACACAGGTGGTGAGATCCTTATCGGCCAGGACTTCAACGTCAATCCAATGGCGTCGGTCGTCGCTGTCCGAGCTGGTGACGAGTGCCACATCATCGACGCGCTTGAGGTGCCGTCCTCGAATACCGAGGAGATCGCTGCCGAGTACGCTACCAGGTATGCCGGTCGGAAAGTCGTCGTCTGTCCCGATCCGTCAGGTGTCCAGCGTCGGAGCTCGGCTCCGGTGGGTCAAACCGACTTCACGATACTAAAGCGCGCTGGGTTCGATGTGCGATCGCCAAAGGCTGCACCGCCGATCGTCGACCGAGTCAACAACGTCCAGGCCATGCTACTCAACGGCGAGGGCCGCAGACGTCTCAAGATCCATCCTCGGGCTCATGCGCTGATCCGCTCGCTTGAGGGGCTGACGTACAAAGACGGGACCAGTCAGCCAGACAAGACGCTGGGCCTCGACCACCTGGTCGATGCGCTCGGTTACCTGCTATGGCAGGAGTTCAACACGCTGCGGGGGGCTAAACCAACCACCGAACGATTCCGAGTGATCTGATATGCCGATCTCTAACGACCTAAAAGACGCCATCAAACACGCCGAGGGTGTGCGCTACATCAAAATCGATGGCGCTGGGTTTGGTAACGACCCGACCAACCCCGACTACCAGAGCGAATCGTATGTCGACCAGATGCCCGACGTGTCTCTGTGCCGCGAGGTCTACGGTGGCACCAAGACGATGCGCGAGTGCGCCGAGAAGTATCTACCCCAGGGCGTACATGAGCACGACGACGAGTACAAAGAGCGTCTGAAGCGCGCGACGTTGTATCCTGCGTTTGAGCGCACGGTCCACGGGCTCGTCGGTATGATCCTGCGGAAAGACCCGATGTTCGAGGAAGGTGCGCCAGACGTCGTACTCGAGGACGCCGAGAACGTCGACCTGGCCGGTCGGCCCTTGTCTGTGTTTGCTCGCGACCTGGCGATCGACGCGATGATTGACGGCCATGCGTGGGCGCTGGTCGAGTATCCTCGCATTACCGAGTACAACACGCCTGCCAGCCTAGCAGACGAGCGCGAGCGTGGGTTGCGCCCATACTGGTGCGCCATCAAGAAACAGGACGCGATTAACTGGCGCTACGAGATGCGTGACGGTCGCCCTGTGTTGACGATGTTTGTGTACCGCGAGTCGGTCGTCGAGCCTGTCGGTGCGTTCGGTGAGAAAGTGAAAGAACGTGTCCGAGTGCTAACGCCTGGCGCGTTTGAGGTGTGGGAGCGCGCCGACGGGCAAGGCCAAAGCCAGTGGACCCTCATCGATGAGGGTGCGACGTCGCTTGGGTACATCCCGGTCGCGCCGTTCTATACGAACCGCACAGGGCACTTCGAGTCGAAGCCACCGCTGCTCGGGCTCGCATACGAGAACGTGAACCACTGGCAGACCCGCAGCGATAGGCAGTACGCGCTCAAGTTTGCAGGCTCACCGTTCCCAGTGTTCAGTGGGGCAGACCCGCAGAACGTCGAGTGGGGGATGTCCAGGGCTCTGTTCCTCCCGGACTCCGACGCCAACGCGCAGCTTCTCGAATCGTCTGGAGCGTCGCTGCAAGCCAGCCGCGAAGAATTACAAGACATAGAGGCGCGCATGGCTTCGCTCGGCCTCCAGATGCTCGTCCGCGAGACGCGAGCCGCCGAAACGGCCCAGGCCAAGCTGATCGATAAAGCCGAGTCAGACTCAGCCTTGTCGGTCATCTCCCGAGGGCTTGAAGGCTTTCTGAATGATCTACTGGAGATCCACGCGACGTATCGCAACATCGAGCCCGCTCGGTTGACCGTAAATCGCGACTTCAACAGTCAGCAGATGGAGCCAAGTCTGATCCGCGAGATCCGAGGCATGGTCGCAGACGGCCAGCTCCCGATGGAGGATATGTGGTCGCTGCTACAGGCGGGCGAGCTACTGCCGCCGACGTTTGATGTTGAATTGGCACAGGAGCGGTTGCTGGGCGACGGTCCCGCACTGCTCGGGGGATAGAGCGTGTCGGTTGAGATCAAGGACAAGATGCCAGCGAGCATAAGCGGACTCGTGCTCGATCACATCGAAGCGCGGCTGTACTTGGTCCCGTCCTGGTGTCATAAGCTGTATGCGCGCTATGACGCCGAACTCAAGGACGTGGCGACTATCTTGGGTAAGCCTGAGTACCGGGAGGCGCTGCTGACGTTCGGACCTCGGATTGTCGACGGCCTCAACGGAAACGAACTCGATCTCGTCATTGTTCACGAACTCCTTCATCTGCACCAAGAGATGGCGCGCGACGTGTTTTACGAAGCCCTGGAGTTCATCCCCGAGGGACCGTTCCGTGAGACATTTCGTAACCGCTATGACTACGCCAATGAGGGCGCTGTGTGCGACCTAACGCGGGCGGTCGCGTAATGAGCTGGCTCTTGTATATCCTGGGCTGCGTCACAGCGCATATCGCGAACAGAGCGACCAGCGTCTCAACCCGCATCAATCTCCACCAAGCGACAAATGCGATGCTGGTTATCGTGTGGCCGGTTGTCGCGTCTTATATCCTGTTCGACGCGGTGTGGAACACGGTCGCCAACTGGCAGAACCGTGGCTGAAGATCCGACCGCCATCGCGATCCGCAACTTGGTAACGCTGCGGCGGCTGTCGAACGGCCTCGCTAAAGAGATGCGCTCTGAGGTTAGGGGCTTGATCGACGAGTACGTCTCGTTGATCGCAAAGCTCGACCCGACGGCAGTCGTTCGCGACTCGTACCGACGAGCGCGGGTCGAAAAGGTGCTAAAGGAGATCAATAGCTTAAACGCTGAAAGATATCCGCAGATCAGACGAGTGTTGGAAACCACCACCGCGCAGATTGGGGCGCAGCAGGCTG